TCAGACTGGAGATGCTTTATTTCAGCGGTGTGTGTAGCCAACTCCCGCTCGGTTGTGCTGTTTTTTCTCATGTCAGCAATTCCATGCCCGCAGGGATTTATTGATACGGCTGTTCGGGTCGTTGGCTGTCTTCGATGAAGTCAGCTTCTTCTTCATACCCTTCATACGAGCGCAAAAGCTGTCTCTCCGAGGGCCTCCTTCTGGTTGAGGCCGCTTCAAGCCGGGCTTTCCGGGATTGGCGCGATTGTAAGAAGCCCTCCCCTTCGCGTTCAGACCACCTTTTGGATTCTTGCCTTCTGCTCTTTGCCATGCTGGTGACTTAGCCATTATGCGGCTTCCTTATTTTCCTCTATCGGTTTTAACATGGGGTATAGGATGTCTTCCCCAAAATTACCTTCGTATTCCATTGCTCCGAGATGACCGATTTTGATTGTGGGGTCAATCCAGACTTCAAATCCGTGTTCGCGGGCACGATCACACAGGAGATAGTCTTCTCCGATGTAACCTTCTGGGGTTGACTTAAAATCAAAAATAGAATGAAGATGTTTGTTGGCAGAGGCATCATAGTATCTCCACTCAGGGTGTTTATCCCGCAGAGTTTCAAGCACCTGACGCTGAATCATCATAAAACCGGTGCCTACCCGCTTTGCTCTGACCAAACCCATTCTATCCATAGCAAGGCACCCATCGGCATCTTGATCTAGCATAGAGTAGTAAGTGGTTTGTTTTTTACGGGCTGAAGCGATACCGGCAACAATGTTTTTATCGGATGACCACGCCAACAGCCGCAAAATATCTTCCGGAGTAATAGTCATATCCGAATCAATAAACAACATATTGGTGCAGTCGGTATCCAAAAAACTACCAACTAGAAGATTACGGGCGCGGGAAACGACAGAACAGCCGCAGATGGTTTCAAGAGTCATCTCAACCCCATGCTGATCGACCATCCTGCCGAGTTTAATCAACGTCCCTGCAAGCTTTACCGACACCTTAAAATCATACGACGGTATAGCAATAAAAAGCTTGCGGCCAGCCAAGTCATAAGATTTTTCGTTTTGCATAAATTATGCGTAGAAAATTGTCGCTGAACCCAAGCTCGTTACGGCACCATATGGCGAAGTCTGGCACAAAAGACCTTCTCCGGGCATCAGAAGATAAGTGGGTTGAGTAGCCGAAGCAACGGTATTAATCGTGACAAGCACAGAACCACTTGCCCCACCATCTTTAATGACCAGAGAACCCGCCGTACCGGACGGAACAACATAGATCGACCTAATACGGCAGCGACCTATGTTGCTATTGCTTTGTGCCTTAAATTGACCGTCCGTAGTAATGGGAATACTAGCTAGAACATCAGTCTGCATAGCAGCCCCCTACTTAGTTTTGGGTCGTGCTGGGATAGGCCGAACCGTCCGAATTACGCACAACGTACGAAATCATAATCGTACCAGCACCAAGGGTGGCGCTTGCCAGCGTATAAGTAACAAGCACGTCGGACGAACCTACGTTGTTAATCAGGCCAGCAGCGGTTGAACTAGCCGCACCCAGAGTCATATCGCTAACCCCAGTATTGGAAGTCGGCAACGTCATGTTGTTGGTAATGTCGGTAGCACCGATTGACAGCTTAAGAGTGCCAGCGCCATACAGCGTAGTGCAGTTAAAACGGATCGCAGTGATTTGAGCGCCAGCCGGGAGAGCAAACGCAGTTGCCGCAGTACCCGAAGTTCCGACAGTAACCGATTGACTAACAATCGTAGCACCGGTGTTGCGGACACTACCAGCGGTCGTGCCGGTCGAATAACGGACAGTGCCCAGAAGCCAAGGGCCGAGATGAGTTGCAAAACCCATAATTTTCTCCTAGTTAAAAATGTGGTACCGCCATCGGTTTGAGTCTGCTAGGCCAGTTGGCGGTATATTTGTTTTTTACTCTTTGTTTAGGGGGTTGTCAATACAAATAAAAAGGGCTACCCGAAGGTAGCCCTAGTGTAACTAACTACTTGGTATTACGACGAACCGCTTGAACCCCAGATGCCGAGGGGGTCAGACCAGCCAAAGCTATAACGCTCACGGCTTTTGTAACGGACGTTGCCGGTGTCGAAATCACCATCCATTGAATTTTGCAACGGAGTGCGGACAAAGTGCTTCAGACCGTTCGGCACGTCGGTGATCAAGAACCAGCCGTTGGTATCCGTCAGGAAGTGGTTAACGCGGAAGCCTTCCGGAATCGAACCCATCGTCTTGATCGCGTTCACGTCATTGTCAGTCGTACCGACGCGCAGTTCCGTCTCAAGGAGGCGGGTAGCTACGAACATCAGGTTCGGCGGGACAATCAGTTTACGCGGTTTAGCCGCAATCAGCAGACCACGCTCGTCCGTCCAAGCCGCAATCTGAATTACCGCCGCCTCAAGGGAGGTTTCATTCAGGTCAACTTGGGTAGCCGGGGTGTTGCTGTTTGTGCCGCCCGAAACCAGCGGATGATTGGCATTGCACAGCGAAACGCCGTCGCCGCCGTTATAACCCGAGGATTGGAACGCGTTGTTAAGAACCGCAGCCGCCTTGACTTGTTTCGTATACGCCATAGCACGGGCCAGAGCCTTCGTATAGCGGGACGAGAGCGAGTCATACAGGTTGTCTTCAATCGCCTCTTCGGTGATCGAAAAGCCTTGAGCGATGGTCTCGTGGTTATAACGAGCAGTCCAAGCTTCTTGCGCGTTGTCATACGCAATGGCCTGACCTTCGTTTTTCACCGGAGCCGCGCTAAAGCCCGACAGCTTGGTTTCTTCTTCAAAAGAACGCTCAGAAGTCTCAGTTTCGTAGATTTCTTTGTGTTCTTCACCATAACGAGCATACTCCATGCCGAACAAGGCGTTCAGACCGGGGAGAAGCTCTTTCAGTAGTTGCGCACGAGAAATAGCCATGTTTTATCCCCTATTAAGCGCCAGTGGCGTTTTCGTATTGGTGCATACCGAAGTTCCACTTAACGATAACTTCAGTGTATGAACCGTTAGCATTTGCCGTTTCCGGAACAACCGCAATAATACGCACAGGAAGCGTATTGGTAGTAGCAGTAGTAGCAGAAATAGCGACTTTGGAATCGCCCGTAACCGTCGAACCAGTGTTGTCCACCAGCGCCGCATTCAGACCGACCGCCACTTGCGTAACTCCGCTAATGGTCGTGCCGCTCGAAACAACAGCAACCTTAAACAGCGTATCAGGATCGTCGCTCACGTACGCTTGAATATCCGAAGCGGCGGTGCCACCCGGAAAGTACTGAGCATTGATTTTCTGATTCGTGCTGGGGTTCGTGTAGGTACAGCCGAGAAACACACCAACCGGGGTCATAGTCGAGTCAGCCGGGTCACGGGTGATGTAACCACCAGACAGCTTAACGACATCGCCGTAGTAAATCGACGTGCCTTCACCGCTGGCAATTGCCATCAAACGCGTAGAACCGGCAAACACTTGACCGCCGATCAGGTTAATAGGACGCAGCCCGTAGGGAGCGCTAACCGTCGGATAAGCCATATTTAACTCCTAAAATTATTTAGTGCCTTTGCCAAAAGAAACAGCGGTTTTTTTGTCGCTAAACAGCGGCATCCGCTCATCATTTTGGCGCATAAAGTTATTGTCAACTGCTTCCATTTGAGACGAAGCTTGCTTGCCGTAGAAGGCATCGCGTTGCTTAATCACCTCAATTGGGCACTTGCACAACAACAGCCCACCGACCTCAATGTTGCCCTGAAAGCGACTATTAGGATCGGTATATAGTTGCATCTCCGGATGGTCTTCTGCCTTTACGGGCACCCAACCTTCACGGAATTTTGCGGAAGTATTCGTGGGATCAACCTTCCCCATAATAGCTGTCCGAATCCACCTAAAACCATACCCCGGCTCCGGTTTCGGATCGGGCAGGAGTTGGGCGGGTTTCCACTGTTGATTGCGCTGCGTAGTATCACGAGTTTCAAGATCACGAGCGAGACGATTTTCAGCCATTGCGGTTCTCCAATTTCATCATTTCTTTTGCGTATGCTTCGTTAGTTAGACCAAGCCTTTTTGCCAAAGCCGCTTGGGTTGTAGTCAAGCGTATTTGCCTTGGTGCAGTAGACCGTGTAACTGGAGCTACATTGGCATTTTTGCGCGGGGACTTAGTTTCTGAGTCTTTGGTCTCAGTCTCTGTTTGCCGTGTTTGAGTAGTATCTTCCCATTCATACTCAGGAAAACGCTTCCTCATTGTTGCATCGACACGCTGGTAATAATCCTCACTACGCGGATCAACACCAGACCGGACAAGCTTTTCGTGCAGGCCAAGGGCGGACGCTGTCATTTCCGGGTCAGAGCCAAACCAAGTATTCGTTTCCCGCCACTTTGATGCTTTAGGATCAACGACTTGGGGCGCTGCTTGCACCTGTTGTTGTGTTTCTACTCCCTTTTCTTCATCTTGTAAAGTAGGTTTAAAATTTTGGTATTCCCGCAACTTCAATTTTGCGTCAGTCAAAGCCTCTTGAGCGTCAGCAATAAGTGACGCATCCCCGGATTCATAGGCTTGCTTCAGCTTTTCTTTTGCAGAGGCAATTTCACTGGTAGCTGCTTTGGTGACTTCCTCAACAAACAATTTCTCACCAGCACCAAGTTTACTGCGCAACTCTTTGATTTCACGGTCTTTTGCCTGAGCAAAACGCAGCGCTTCTTCTTTCTCGCGGTGTGCTGCTTCCTTCTCACGGCGCTCGTCGTGCCAGACTTTTTTCATCTGAGACAGGCGGGTTTTGACTTTCTCCGAATACTCCTCAAGATCGTCTTTTTCGAGTTCTTCCACGATCTGTTTGGGCATCGGCTCCCGCCCTTTATCCTGCGGCGGGGTGTCGTCTACGACCTCAATTTCAAACTCTTCATTTTTTTCTTCCTGCTTCTTATCCTCGACCTCGTCGGGGAATTTAAATGCTTGTTCAGCCATGTTTTTTCCTTTTATTTGCGACGAATACCGCGAGGATCGTCAACCACACCCTCTACCGTATCGTCGTTAATGATGCGAAATTCACGCCCATGAATATCCAGACGCGTACCCGAGTTGCTGCGCACAATGATGAAATCTCCTTCTTTACACCACGGGCCTGAAGGAAAACGCTTTTCATCTTTATAGGCATCGGGGCCAAGAGCTACAACAAACAGCACGGTGGTCAAAATCTCTTCGTGTTGCATCGTAACGTCGGCTTTAACAATGCCATTGTCAAACTTATCCTCTATGTCCGGGATGGCACACAGGATATGGAACCCCGAAGGTTT